TCAATGGATGCATTCAAGGAAAGAAGCTTCGTTTCGCTTGCAATGTTTCTGATGATGTCTGTTGCCTTCTGAATGTTGTTGATTGCTTCAGAAGTCTTGGCAACCTTTTCTTCTACCTCTTTCAATTCCTCATTGGTTTTCAGATTGATAGATTTCAAGGTGTCAATCTGCTGCATCACATCTTCTTCAATGCTCTGCATGCTTGCTGATATGTTTTCCAACTCACTGATTTGTTCCTGGATGGCAAGGATGGAATCATTCACATTTGTCATGGATTTGGATGCATCCTGCACATGTTCTGCCTGGTCCATAGCACCGGAAGCAATTTCATCCACTGCCCTGTTGATTTCACTTGTATTGTTTGAAACAACATTGGTGGAATTGCTCATGTCAACTGACATTTCTGAAAGCTTATTTGCAATCTGAATGATGTTGGTGATGCGCTCACGCATATTCTTTGCAAGTTCACCTGCTTGTCTGTAAATCTCACCAATTTCATCACCGGACACCTTTGCATCAGTGTTCACAGCAAAATTGCCCTGGCTGACTTCTGAAATTAAATCAGTGGAATTTTTCATCAACTTTGTCATGTACCCTGCAATCACAATCACAATTGCAATCACCGCTACAATCACAACCATTGTTGCCCCAAGCATCTTTGATGCTGTCCCAATAATTACTGCCTGGGCTTCTTCTGTGGGCTTACCTGCAAATGACATTCCAATGAAATTTCCTTCTTCATAGATGGGGATATAATATCCGAAGTATTCCTTCCCATTCACATTGGCATTGGTTGAAAAGTATTCTTCACCGCTTCTCACCTTCGCATAGATGGAAGGGTCTGCTTCAGTACCCACAGAACCTTCCACAGTGGTCTTTTCTCGCACGTTTTCATTGAAGATTGTCACATCTATGCCTAAAGTGTTTTTGTAGCCTTCTAGGGCTTCCTGTGGCTCGTCAAAGGCAAGTGAATAAGCTGTTGCCCTTAATGTTTCCCTGATTTCCAGGGTGATGTTCTTATCAAGGCTTCCAATCGTCACCACACACATGCAAGCGCACACGATCAAACAAGGGATGACTGCCATCATTAACAATTTGCTTTTGAATCTCAACTTCATAATTCTTTCTCCTTTTCTTTTGAATCAATCTTCATCTTCATCAACTTCCACCACCACATATGCCTTGCTTCCCCGGCATAAATGATTGCTGATGGTGTGTCCTGACAACCCTAATTTCTCCCCTAATTTTTTTGGACTATCTTCTACTACCAATGGCAAGCTGTATTCATCCTTAGTCACCTGCATGTATAGCTTCATCTTTTTCAGCCTTCTTTCTTGCCCAATACTCTTTGTAGTATTCGGACCGGTCATGTGTCATGTTGTACCGCTTCATCTGTGCCAATCGCTTTTCACGATTCTTCCGATAGTTCTTCTTGGCATATTCCTTTGCCTTTTCCTTATTCAGTTGATAATACTTCTTGCGATATGCTCTTTCTTCTTCACTCGTTATGTATTCCATCTTCGCTTCCTTCCTTTGGTTTTGGATTCGGCTTACCCTGCCGAAGATATGTCAAGTAATATGGTTCCCTTCTGCCAATGGCTAACGCATCCGAAACAGGATGCTTTTCTATGTAGTCCATGTCACCTGTGTCAAAATACCCTTGTCCCATCTTTGCCCCTTTCATCCAATGCTTTCTGCACCTGGGACAATGCCCTTTGATGCAATCCACCGGCTACCCAATGATATGTGAAGTTCATTTCCACTGCGATCTGTTCCCAAGACTTGTATAGAAAATACTTACTATACAGAAGCTTGAAACAATCCGCATCACAGTGTTTGAATAGCAATGCTTTGACTTTTTCCTTGTAATCAATGAAACTGTCAACCTCGGCTGCTATTCTGTTTTTCATTTCTACAATGCGCACAACACAGTCTGCCATCTTTTCTTGGCTGCCTGATGACTGCACCCTTTCGCCACCCATCACAGATGTAGTCTTTTGGGCAAGCGCATTCAGCCTGCCCAATTCTTCCATGTCTGTGTCAATCTTGGCATCCATGATTTTTATTTGTTCCAAATAGGTTTTCGCCTTCATGTTTACATCCCCCTTATTCCTTGCAATAGTTCACGCATATTGTTCTTTGCGATAATATCCCTTACACTTTCTTCAGGGAATGGAATCTGAAAAGTTCGTTCCTTGATTCTATTGGTAATTCGGTCATCATACCGCAGATTCATCAATGAATGGTTGCTTGTGAAGATGGTAATCTTCTTGTCAACATATCTGCTGTTCACAATCTGATAGAATCGTTCACCTATCCAATCTTTTGCCTGTTCCGTTCCAAAGTCATCAATTACAAGCACATCTGTCTGTGATAGCTGCTGAAGAAGGTCACTTTCGCTTCCCCCATCTCTATCCCAACAAGCTTTGATTTCATTGATGATGGCAATGGATGTGGCGAATTTAACACGTTGTTTTTTGTCAAACATCAATTCATTGGCAATGCTTACTGCCATCCTGGTCTTGCCACTTCCCTTCGTGTTGGAATACAAATACAAGCCCATTCCTCGTTCATTCATGGTTTCAAAATCAGCAAGCCAATACTTTATTGCCTTCACTGCTGTCTGCACCATTTTGCGCCCTTCTGCGCTCTCATAAGCTTCTTCATTGAAGCTATCCAAACGCACATCCTTGAATGCTTCCGGAAGTTCTGCAAACGCAACCCGGTTCTTCATGATTTGCTTCCTTCTGTACCCACAGGAACATTCCCTGCCATAGTCAATGCCATCCTTGGTGTAAATTTCCCACCCGGTATCATTACATATAGGGCAGACATCACTGCTCTTGTCCGTATTCTCGCCACATTCTTGCAATTTCATCTTCTTCATTTTCTCTAACGTTTGTTCTAGCGCATCCATCTTTCATGCCCCCTTTTTTGTCATAGTTCCCATCAAGCACTTTTGCCATGTTTTCATCTTTAATCAGCCAATCAAATGTTGCCGACCAATTCCTATCATTTGCCCCCTTCAGGAAAGGTGATGCTTCTGCCTTTTCAAACAGTGTCCTGAAGTCATCAAGGCTATATGTATTCAACCTTGCCTTTATAGCCTTTTTCCTTGCATCAGAAAGTGATTTGATAGAAGGGAAGGAAGGACAAAGGGTATTGAACAGGTCTGCGACCTGTTGATACCTTATCTTTTCTCTTTCTTTTTCTTTATCTTCTTCTATATCTTCTTCTATATCTTCTTCTAGGCTGTTAACATCATCATCACGTAAATGTTTACGTAAATGTTTATCACTTTTTTCGCCTTCATTCTCCACCAACAGCTTCTGCTTCTGTCTGTAACTTCTCTGATATTCTCTCTGATATTCTCGCCTTGCTTCTATCTGTTCAAGATTTTGATGCTTGCCCCAATTTGGAATGGTTATGACACCATCAATGATTTCTATCATTCCGAACTGCTCAAAGGTTTGAAGTGCCATTGTCACTGTGGATTCCTTCATTCGGAAGATTGTTGCAAGCATCTTGTCTGTGTATGCGATATTGCCCATCATGAACACACCACTGTTGTTCTGTTTCCCTGCAAGGCAAAGAAGCTTGAACCATATTGTGATGATTGCGTAGGCATCAGGAAGGCTTTCTATAAGCAAAATCTTTTCATCATCAAACACATCTGTTGTGATTTTTATCCACTTAACATCTGCCATCACACTGTACCCCTTGCATAATCTCTGAAGGTTTCTTCATTCAGCATCCTTTGCCCTTCTACCTTGCTGTTTCCTGCCAATTCAGGATGCGTTTCTTGCACCTTCTGTCTTGATCTGCGCACTGTTTCAAATGCCGGGAAGGAATATTGCTTTCTGTTCATCAAAACCTTCCCAAATGGCATGTTCAGTGCAATTGAATTGATGCGTGAACAAACGATATAATACAAATAGTCATCACTGTTTCTTGTGTCCGGAACATCTGCCAAGACTTCTTTCACAAGGGCAGTGGTTGTTCTAAGTTCGGCTGATTTACTCATTTCTAGTCCCCCATTCTTTGTACATTTCCATGAAACTATCAAACTGCATTGTCACAAGGATTTCTGCATTGTTCTTCTTATGGAATACAACCGGAAGATTGCCTGTCCCTGCTGAATCTCTCTTTGCCTGGTCCATCCAATCATATAGCTGCATCCTTTCCTGATGTTTTGCTTCTATGTGGATTCCAGGAAGCCCCACAACATCTGAAGCTTCCCCTGTGTTTCCACAATACTGTGCTGTGCGCCTTGCTTCATATCCATGCTCACGAAACAAGGAAGCAAGCAACCTTTCAAACCTTGCGCCTTTTTGTTTACTGTTAATCGGCATATCAACACCCCTTAATTGAATGGAAGTTCGCAGTCATCAATTCCATCAGGAATGTTCATGAAGCCATCACTGTTTGACTGTGCAGGTGCTGAAGAACCTTTGCTTTCGCAAAACTCATGACCTTCAACAACAACTTCTGTGGTGTATACCTTCTGATTATCCTTATTGGTATAACTTCCGGTCTGAATGCGACCTTCCACTGCAATCTTCATTCCCTTATGTAAATACTTCTCTGCAAATTCACCATTGCGACCAAGCGCAACACATCTGATGAAGTCCACATCCTCATTCTTTCCCTTTCTGTCAATCGCAAGTGTGTATCTTGCAACAGCAAATGGTCCATCTGCTGTCTGTCCCCATCTAACTTCCGGGTCACCTGTTAATCTTCCAATACCAATCCATTTGTTCATCATTTTTTATTTCCTCACTTTCTACAAATACGATTTTCCAAAAATCCTTCTAAATTCTTCTCTGCTTCCGCATTTACTTTCCCATACTCGCTGCGCCACTTCCTTATAGTGCAAATCGGTTTTGCGATTAAGATGTGGACCATCATTGCCTTCATGGTGTATGTAGCAAAGCGGAAGGACCAAGCCATGCTCAATGCTGTGCTTCCTCTGTTTCTCACCGAAGAACACTTCATGCTTGTGCGGATGTGGTCTACCGCACACTATGCAATAATCTAAATCATCTACTATGATGCTGAATCTTTTATCTGCCATTGTTCTGCATCCTTTCCCATTGTTCCAATGCTCTGCGCATATCCTCTGAAGCCGGTGCTTCAAGTCCCATTTCCTTCATTTCAGAAATGACACCATCAAGCAGCTCTGAAAATTCCTTTGTGTCATATGTACTGCTTCCGAAGTAACAAAGCATCTGAATTGCCTTCTGTCCGTTTATGTCCACTTCGCCAATGACTTCACATTCTCGCCACTGCGCCTTGACTGCATCCACCACATTTGGCTTCACGCATATGTATGTATATTTGCCATATCGCTTCAGCATCCGAAGGTACACTTCCCATTTGTCACACCGCAGGGCATCTGCTATCCTTCCAAGGCAAAGCCACAACAACCCATTGGCATCCAGGCTTCTTTTTTCTCTGTACCGAACAGCCTTGATGGATAGCTTTTCAACCCCTTGTAATTCCATAAGGGATGCCATTGCAGAAGGTTCATTGATAGTGAACACCGCTTGCTTCTGACCTGACTTCCAATCAATATTGATAGTTTCAAATTTCCCTGTGAACTCTGCCATATTAGTTCGCCTTCTTTATATCTTCCCAATGATCGCTGATGTTGCGGAACTTCAATTCGGTCAAGTCTGCAAGACTGTCAACCTTGTAAAGCTTCAGGATTTTGCCGACATCAACACCTTCCTTTTCGCATCTCTGCTGCAAAGCCTTCACCTTCACATCTGCAATCTTCATGTTTTCAATCTGCTTCTGATCTTCTTCTGCCTGCTTCTGTTCCTTGGCATCTTGCTGTCTGTTGTCCCTTGTGTCTGCATCCTTCACATCATCAATGCAGAACAGCCCATTCAGCGCATACTTTCTTGCATAGGATGATGTTGCGCCTGTGACCTGTGAAGCATCCATGCCCTTCTTGTCATCACTTTCCCTTGCATAAGCAACATTTTTGATGCATCCTTCGCCTTCACAGTCATGGATGGTTGCTGTTGCTTTTACATAGAATCTTCCGCTAATCTCCACTATTTCATCAGACACAGTGACAGCCACCTTCAACTTGCTAAGAAATGGCTTCAAGCCTTCCAGGATATCTTCACAGGACCGGTAGTTGTACTTTCCGAAGCTGTTGTACTGATTCTTTGGTGCAATCAGTTCCTGCTGAATAACACTTAATTTTTCAATGATGTTCATTGCCTTCACCTTCTTTCACTCTTTCAATCTTGAACTCTGTTTCAACCTCTGTGTGATTGATAAGTCTTTCAACAGTGATTGCTAATTCAAACAAATCTTCGCTGAAGAACTCAATCTTCTGTTCATTCATGTAGTCCGAATATTCAGACTTCCTTTTCTGCATCAGTGTTAATTTCCACATGGTTATATCTCCCTTCGCTTATCTTTTTGTTACATTCTCAAAAATGGCATTGCCATCCTTGTCATAGACAATGGTTTTCAGGTTGTCCCCATCAGCACAGCATTCAATAGTTGCGCACTTTTCAATGCGCCCTTCATTGCGCTGTGTTAAATACAGGACCATCCCGCCATCTTTCCTTCCAGGTCCACCTGTCAGGTCTGTTTTTCTTCCGTCAATGATGCCTTCTATGTAAAAATTCCTTACCATTTGATACCTTTCAATTTTTCAGTGTTGGCATCTTTGGTGCTTCTTTACTCACAAAAATCTTCTGTCCATTTTCTGTGATTCTTCTGTAAACAATCCGGACATATCAATTCATCATTGATTTCATAGCATTCATCATCTTGGATTGGTTCATCACATTCGCAACACCTGGGAAGCTTCTGCAATTCCCTTTCCTGATCTGCCATGTATCTTTCTGCATCCCTTACCGGGTCATCAGTGAAGTACATCTACAATCACCCCATCTTCAATCACAAATTCATATCCCAATTCATGCAGGGCATACAAATCTTCCAATGTTGCCTTGCCTTCATAAATCAAGTTTTTGTCCATCCGTTTCACTTCCTTTCCATAAATACTTCCGCATATTGCACACCAAATTCCAAAGCTTCGCTGTGGTCCGAATAGTAGACATCAATCCGGTTTTCTTTGATGGCACCACCGCAATCATGCGCTGTGTAAGCTTGTCCATTGATAACCACTTCCGAACCAAAAGGAATGACATCCTTATCCACCGCAATGCTTGTTCCAGGAATCAATTCTTCACCGCTTGCACCAATCACAATGGGATTGCCTTCTGCATCAACCGGTCTTTGGTCTGCCCATCTGTCACAACACTTTTCACAACTGCAATAGGCTGTCAGTTTAAATTCGCCAAGGGACACCATTTCAGGTTCTTCCACAGAAACTTCATAAATGATGATTTCCCTTTGCCCACTTGCCACCTGTTCAATTGTCTTGGTATGTACTTCCTTATCCGGTGTTTGTCCAATCACCCAAATTGAAAGAGGAAGCGCAATCAGGAATGCAATCACTGCACTATTCTTTTTCATCCGCTTCTACCTCTTTGATATTGAAAGGGTCACTGATGTCAAAACCATCAAACTTTTCCAAGAAGGCTTCCAAGGTTGACTTCCTGCATTTCAGTCTGCCGATCTTCATGAACTTGATAAGCCCTGCCCTTTGCAATTTGTAAACATAGTCAACATTTGTCTTTAGAATCTTGGCTACTTCCGGCACTGTATAAAGTAAATCTTCCATGCCTTCTCCTTTCCATCCACTTAGTAGATTTATAATCTACTTAATTTGCAAAAAAAATAGCATGTCTTTCTTCTAATGTTTCGATTTTTAGCAAATCACACATTATATTGATTTCGCTTGCTGTAAATTCGGTTACATTTCGCACCTTGTTCATTAAGCCTGCTGTGCTTTTCAAACCAATTGCTTTTGCAATATAGCTTTTCTTATAACCTGAAGCATCAATCTTTTCTTCAAGCAATACTGTGTTAGTCATTGTTACTGGCACCCCCTTCCTGATGTGTTTTATGTGAGTAGATTCACAATCTACTTTTCCAATATAGTACCCGGTAGATTAAAAGTCAACTATTTTTTTGAAAAAAGTTAAAAAAAGTTGATTATAAAGGGATTTAGTGGTAAGATTCAATTACCAATAAGAAAAGAGGTGACTTTTATGACAGGTATTGGGAAGCGCATCATGGCAAGAAGGAAGGAATTAGATTTAACCCAGGAAGAACTTGCTTTCAGGATGGGATATAAAAGCAAGTCAACAATCAACAAAATTGAAATGGGGATAAATGATATTCCACAATCAAAGATTGCGAAGTTTGCGGAAGTTTTATCTACCACACCGGCTCACCTTATGGGATGGGTAGATGAAGAAACAAAAAAGACCAATGATTCTATTGTTGAAATCATTGGTAGATTAAGAACTGATGAAGATTTTCTATCTCTAGTGGAAACCTTGAACACCCTTGATG